ACATGGGGACAAAGACTTATCATTCGTACAATCTCTACGAGGTGTACTATGACGAGAGGGGGCGGGTACAGGCAACAAGTGAGGAACCCATTGTTCCCGCAGGAGAGAACATCATTGAACTCATGCGTGATTTGTGTGCCATGTTTAAAGCATTTGCGCTGCCTATCCTAGAGTGGGATTTGGTCTTCCGTAGAGGATTGGAACCGTCTATGCATGAACTCAAGGAAGCCAAAACTATCACTCACCCTTGGACACCTCCGAGCAAAGAAGAAATTCAAAAAATTGAAGTTGAGATCGACCGAACCCGTATCTTGGCAGAGACCATCTACAAGAAGGAATGCTGCAACAAGACTCCAAAGGAGATAATCTCCTTTTTAGGCAATCTTCCTATAAATTGGACTGATAGTAAGTAAAACTATTAGAATTCCTAAATATAGGTATTCGATTTGCCTCATTCTAGGAGATTCTATGGAACGGTTAACTTATAAGTTTCCCTCACTCACTCTTGCTAATTTCGCCGTTAATGCTATTCGTAAGGATAAAGTAGGTGAGGTAACCAATTCTCAAAATGGATACATTACTGTTGAGACCACCAATATCCCTGCGGTCAAGCAGATCGTAGAGGGGGTTCGTGGTAGCGAGATCTTCAGAGAGGCTCTAATGATGGCTCCTACGGGTGTTCCTGTGCGTCCTAATAGTGCTGTGGTTGCTCGTCTTGTTACCCATAAGGTTCCAATGTCATTCATCAAGCAGTATCCAATGTTGAAAAAGAAGAAGGATGCATCACCAGGCAGTAAGATCATGTGGAGTGCAGATGATAATGATCTTGATATTATTCTTGCCAAGGATGTTGCTTCATACGCCAAGGATGGTTGGGTCATCATCGAGAATTTCAATGAGCAAACAATGGAAGTCGAAATTCTTGAAGCCTTTAAGAGTTCAAGTGTTCCTGCCGGTGCTTCTCAAGAAGTACATGACAAGGCTCGGCGCGATAATCCATACAAAGTTCGTCTTAACAAGGGTGTTCCCGCAGGTGCAAGAGACGAAGAGGCAGAAATTAAGATTGCAGAGTTTATTGTCTCGGGTAAGACCAACTCATCTGTAAAAATAACCAAAGATCCAACAAATAAGAAGGCATTACTTGTAACAAGTGGTGGCTCCCCAAGACAGATATCCAAGTCAAACTTCATGAGTTTTATCAACTCATATAATAAAAGAAATCCAAAGGGAAAAGAACATTATTCTGTAGATTTTGAAGATGGAACATATGATTTCATTATTGGAGAAACCTGGCAAAAGTTATTCCTTGGAAATTCAATATCCGCTGTTGCAAATATTCGACACTCATATCCCAAGACACCGGGTTACCATGATTGGCTACAATCAATTTCAAAGAGCGCGATAACAGAAGAAGTAGAGATTGAAGAGAAGACTGGTCTAAATGGTAAGATTCTCGATAAGAAGAATGCAAAGAAAGAAGATATGGAAGAGAGTGCTATGAAGGCTGCACTTGAAGACTTCATGTATGCCCTACCCAAGGCTGCTATTGCTGAACTTCGACCTGTGATGAAGATGAAGCAGGGTGTTGGGCGCATGGCAAAGATCACTTCTGTACTCAAGAAGCACGGAATCACACAGAAGTTTATGGGTGCATTTCCCACAACAGTAGTGAATGATTACTTCGACACCTTCCACGGTGAGAGCGTTGAGGAAGCCAAGCCTATGGTTGGTGGTCAGAAGAAACTTGATGCAAACAAGAACGGCAAACTAGATGCTCACGATTTCAAGTTGCTTCGTGCAAAGAAAGAAGAAGTAGAAGTCAATGAAGCCGCTCCTACAATCAAGGCTGGTATGAAACTTCGCGCAAAGGTAAACAAGTCTGTTTCGAACGGAAGTGTTGTAAAGGGCGAACAGTACAAAGTCGCAGATGCTGGCAAAAACAAGTTTGACCTAATTCATTTATCAATCGGTTTCCGCAAGGCAATCCGAAATGTAGATGCAAGTGTCATTCAGGCTTTAATGCAGAATAAGGTTCTTGGTTAAGGTTTACTGTTTGCAATCTCACTAAAGTTATTCTTCTTGACAAAGGTCAGAATTCTGCTGAATTTAGATTCAAGCAGTTCTTTTGGCTTGTGGCTGATGACGAATACATTGGTATCTGTATCAATTCCTTTCAGTATGTCAAGAAACGATTCACAGGCAGCATCATCAAGGCTTCCATCTAATACTTCATCTAGCATAAGCAGATTGGTTGACACAGAGTTCTTCATCTGTGCAATTGATCTCCATGCAAACAACAGAGCCAAGTCAATCTTCTTCTTCTCACCTTCGCTAAACGAAGCATAGGTAAACGAATCACGATGACGGCTTAGAATAGTCTCATTAAACTCCTCATCTAGATTGAAGTTTACAAACATACCCATCTGTGTCAGGTATTGATTGATGATCTTGTTGATGATAGGAATATAGTGCTTGATGATTCTGCTCTTGATTCCACTATCCTTTAATAGGGTAGCAGCGATACCGTAATGGTGTTGGGTATCAATTATATCCTTACGGCTAGAGATTCCTTCGTCCTCTTCGCCCTCATATATGGCTAAGGTTTCCTGCTCCTGAGTATCGTCCTTTGTGTTGCTCTTAGCCTCATTCAATTTTTGCTTGGTCTTTTCGTTGAACTTTCTATACCCTGACAATTCAGATTTGCGTTCTTGAATTGCGCTTTCCGTGACCTTCATAATTCGAATGATCCCTGCAATCTTTTCCAATTGTTTGTCGGTATCAGATAGGGATGTATTGATATTAGTGATTGCCTTTTCAATTTCTTGCTTCTTAGTGTTCAGCGTAGCAATCATAGAATCTTTAAACTCCTGCTCAATATGCTGAGTACAGGTTGGGCAAGTATTGTTATTGTCATAGAAGTCAACACTTGTGTTTAGGTTCTTTGTCTTGCTGTTTAACTGACGCATTACCGATTCAAGATTGTTCTTGGTCTTTTCAATGGTAGTCTTGTCAACAATATCGGCAAGATGAAAGTCAATCTTCTCACGCAAGACAGAAATCTCTGCTTCAAGGACAGTAGCCTTTTCCTCTGCCTCCTTGATTTCGGCTTCGTATTTTTCTGTTAAGTCTTTTTCATCCTTAGACCGCTCATCCATGTACTTCTTTTGGATAGAGATGCGCTCCTTGATGACAGACAACTTACCTTCTACCTCTATCAGTTCATCACGGCTCTGCGATACCTTACTCTTGAGTATGGTATTCATGGTGCTAAACACATTGATATCGAGAATAGTTTCCACAATCGATCTGCGTTCAGCCGCAGTCAATCTCATGAAGGGAACATAGTTAGCAGAACCAAGAATAATGACCTGACAGAATGCCTTATAAGTCATTCGCAGAATCTGCTCTTCAAACATTCGCTGATAGTCTTTGCTCTTCGCATCTTGATCTATCATCTTGCCATTCTTGTACACCTCAAATACCTTGGGAACAAGACCACGAACCACCTTGTAATCGTCTTGACCGATATTGAATTCGATCTCGACCAACAAGTCTTTCTGATTGATCGTATTGACCAACTGTGGGATGTTGACGCTGCGATAAGACTTACCGAATAGAACAAAGCACAGGGCATCCAACATTGTGGATTTTCCTGCACCATTCTCCCCACATATCAAAGTGGTATCGGTTTTTACTAAATTAATTTCTGTGAAGTACTGCCCTGTAGAGAGCAGGTTTCGCCATTTCAATTTTTTGAACTTAATCATAATATAAACAGTTGCTCTCTACAGGGACAGTATCACGGATAGTTGCTTAGATTACTTGTTCCAAGGCAACTTGGGGGAAACCCACTTCCACATCGGAACGCCGATCACCGCGCCAGCGATGAACACGACTACCGTGTAGAAGAAAGTTCCAAGGGTGTTTTGAATAATTTCCATTGGACTCTCCTTTCTTTATTGAGTTACTAGTTTAAGACCTGCTGGTGGAGTCTTAATTTCCTTTGAAGGAACAATAAGACCCGAGATAAAGCCTGTAGTGTACTCTGTCACTAGGCTTTCTTGTGCGTCAACAATGAAGTTGACTCCGCGAGTGGTAATTCCATTTTCTGCTTGAGTATATGGAAGCCACGGAACAAGGGCAAGTTTTCCTTGTCCTGCGGGGATGAGAATTGCAGGATTCTTAACAGTAACCATACCGTTGGCATAGTCATCGTTAACGATCTGTGCAATGAGTTGTTCGCCGCCTTGTAGTCCGACTAATCTGATAGGTAATGACATAGTAATGATGCTCCTTAAGCGTAAAGTGATTCTAGGTAAAGTTCTTTGAGAATAGTTTTCAACTTGGTGGGATTGCTCACATTAAGTTGATCTATCTCGTTATTAATAATGGTCAAGGTATCTTGTGCTACATTGATTTGTTCGGTAAGGGTAATCCCCAATTCCTTATCCTCAAGTACGGTGGCTCCATAGACACCCAAGTCAGTCAATCGATCAATCAAAGTATCAAACATTACAGGATTGGTCTTTTTCCTAACAATCACACGAACAAAGGTGTGTCGATATTTATCCAAGTCACAGTTGGTATAATCATCTGTTTCGTCATCATAAACGAGTTGGGTAAAGATAGTAAGAGGATTTCGAATATATTCAATGGTGCGTTCTTCTGTATCCAATACATGAAAGCCCTTTGGTTCATTGAGATCCGCAAATGTTATCTGATACGGGGTACCAAGATAGAACACATTTCCCCGACTTTGTTTCTGATGAAAGTGTCCACTTAAAACTGCTTCGAATCCCTTGAATAGTTCGGGATCCATTCCCTCCTCATGCTTTACCCCACGCATGACTTCATACCCTGTAAGTTCCAAGTGTCCCATGAGAAAAGGAACCTTGTCCTCTGTAGCCGTCTGAATGAATGTCATGCATTCATCATAGTTATCCTTCGTGATCCAAGGAAGGAATGCAATCTTTGTGCCATCAAACTCAATGACCTTCGGATGCTCTATTAGTCCATCACCAAAATCTTTATGGAACAACTCGCGCATGGAGTTAACTTCATTGGTGTTCTTGAAGTAAACATCATGATTACCAAGAATAGCATACACCTTGTTCTTTTCCATAAGCGGCTTAATGAAACGCTTTCGTACCTCATTAAGAGTTGCAAAGTTGATAAACTTACGCCGATCAAGTAAATCACCTAGATGAAATACCGTATCGATATTGTTCTTCTCCAAGTACGGCAGAAAGATTTCATCCGTGAACTTGAAGAAATGATGCAAGAAGATCGGGGAATCCGACCGTGCGCCAAAGTGAGTATCCGTGATGATTGCGATCTTCATTGCGTGAAGTATATCACTCGTCCATGAATCCGTCAAGCACATTGTTGGCATTTTTGCGCTTGCGTGTCTTTTTGAGTTTACTCTTCTTCTCTTTGTTGAAGTTCACTACATCGGTTTCTGAAAGTCCGATGATCTCTGCTACTTCTTCTGAGGAGTTGTCAATCTTACTATTCTCCATCCAATTTCTAAACTTACCCGTTGGGTCGTTGTCTTCGAAGCACTTCAACTTGATATAGAGTTGCTTCTTCTCTTTCTGTATGCGGCGTAGAAAAGCATAGAAAGTGATCTGCGTAAAGAAGGCAAATGGATTTGTTGATTTTAAAGGATCAAAGTTGGTGGCATACATGATGCAGTTTTCTACCGCATCCCCAATCATCTCTTCTTTAAAACTGTAATTTGCAAAATTAGGCTTCTTGGCTAAGTTATTTGCAATATCTAAAAAGCATTGACCGATGTACTCGGTTACGCCCGGTGGCTTAATGCCCTCTTTCTTCGCCTTTTGAACAATCTCACGATGGTTTGATATGTCCTCTAGGAATCTTTTATTGTCTATGTAATGGCTAGCCTTCTTACTCATCAGTATCTCCATAATATTTTTGTGCAAATCTATAATAATTATTGGCGGGCAATCAGTTTAGGTACTAAATATCGGTGTCCGGTATGAAATGAATGGTTCTATAAGTATCTTAAGTAGGATCAGAATCGTACCCTAGGGTTACCTTTCCACCACGGTAACCCGTCATCCTCATCTTCATCCATATCATCTTGCTGCTCTTCATTTGTTGATTGGGCAGTATACCCACTTTCTACTGCCATGTCATTGTCTTCGACCATTTCTTTCAAAGGAAATTGTGGTTGATTGATGTACTCTTGCATTATCTGTTGTAAGTCATCTTGAGCCTTTTGAAGATCCGAGTGAATCTTTGCTTCGGTGTAATCATCAAACATTTTAACATCAGGTTCAGCCATAACAAGGACAATATCCTTTGGTATGGTAAAGTATGTATCGTTCGTGTAAGCGATCCAATCCTTGAGGAATACCCCCATCTTGGGTTTACCATTTCGATCAGTAGCAGGTATTGACACTATTACCATTGGGCGTTCAATCATGTAATTATTTTCGATACTCTGTATAGTTGCAATCAATGTCTCTCCATTACGCAACCGTATAATTCTTGTTGCTGGAGGTGATCCTTCTTTTGAAAACTGCATTATAGAATCTCCTTAATTTGAATCTTCACCATTTTGTAATCAAATGACTCTTCGTTATATATTTTTACCCTTTCAATGAAGTGCTTCAGGGTATGGTTCTTCTTTGATTTCCAATGCAAGTCATCAGCAATATCATAAAGTCTTGCTTTATCTTTACGCTCAGATTTACGGAGTTGGCGACCAATACTTTGAAGTACCCGAATACGGCTCTTTGATGGAGATGCAAATATAATATTTCGAAGGGATCGAATATTGATTCCTGTCGAGAAGGTACCATACGAAGCAACAATAATGGCGTTGTCTTCTTCCTCGGTGATCTGCCGAATATCCTCACGAACTTCACCTTCAGTTTCTCCCGACACATAGAACACCTTGCGAGTGTCTCCTGCTGCTGTTTTGATTCGTTCAAATAGAGGCTTACCGTGCTTCTCTACAAACTGAAACAGAACAAGAGTATTTCCCTTAGTCGAACAAGCAAGTTTTGCAATCATGGCATTACGCCCATCACAAGAGACAATCCAATCAATCTCTTCTTGATACGGAAGCCCTGCAACAGTCTTTGCAATTTCATCAGGATAAGTTAGCAAGATACAATCGATTTCAAGGTTAGAAAGCAATTGCTTATCCATAAGATCTTTAGTTGTAGTTACTTGCTTTACAGTACCAAACAGTCCTTCGATTGCTAATTTGTGGGTTTGGGTTCCATCAAGTGTTCCTGTAAGCGCAATACGGAATGGGCAGTTTGTTAGTTTAGTCATAATGCTTGTTAGACTTGCTGCCTTAAATAGATGCGCCTCATCACCGATGACTGCACCGAACTGATCAAAATAGTCCTTAGGGAGTTTGTATATCGATTGCCAAGTAGTAATAACTATTTCCTTGGTTGGGTCATCTTTTTCTTCACCACCAAAAACTTTGTGGACATAGTCATTGACATTCCATCCATTTGAATCGTTTGTTGAATAGTCTTTGAAATCGTTGTACAGTTGAGTTACGAGTGAAATACTAGGAACAACTATTAGCACTCTACGCTGCTCTTCTTTATCTTTGTCCGTCAGTTGTAGTAGATTTGCATAGAACCGTGCAAGGACATAGATGATAAGACTCTTACCACTAGCAGTAGGAGATAGAAGTAAGCATCTATTTGTATTGAGTGCATGATGAATAGCATCCACTTGATGCTCATGTGGCTCAATTGGTTGTCCTCGTACCGATAGATTAAGACCCTTGATGATCTTATTTACACAATCTTCGCGTGTACAAGGCTCTACTGGATTAATGAATTTTTGGTCTACGGTGAGATGATACTTGCGTTCTTCGCAGAACTGTGCTAAGTAATCTATCAGACCAATGTATAACAGACCGTTCCGTGGTTGGAACATTCTGATCTTACCGTCCCAATGTCGATTACGAAATGCGGGAGTGAATCTAGCGTTGGGAACTTCAAAGGTGAAGTATTCCTGAATCTCACGGGCAATCGCAGGTTCGCATGATAAACGGGTGTAGACCGTATTGTGTTTGTGAACAACAATTTCAGGCATCCTATTATTTAGGACTGCCTTATGAGGTGGTTTTATATGATACCGTTTGTGAACTTGCGCCATTCGATGGAATTCCGAATTATCCAATGGCGTTGGGCGATGCCTTTGAGTATGCCCTCTAGGTAATCTACCTTCTCCTGTTGATATTCAATCTTGGATTGAAAGTCTGACAGTTGTTTATCTGACTCCAAGTAGATATCAAGATCGTTACGAAGAATCTTTGATTGGAAAGGTTCCCATCCTAATTCTTTCAATCGCTCCTGTGACATCTTACCTGTGTAGTATTCCCACTTATCTCTACGGAGTGTGCGGTAATCTGCTTGCGCTTTACGAAGAGTCAATCGCTCGTCATGAAAAATAACGAGATACTTGTTGTGTAGTTGGGGAATACGAACAGACTCGGTACCTAGTTCTGTATCGTCAATCGGTAGATCTTTCTCTGCCATTTCTTTGATTTTATCGAGATGCATGATCGATGTAGTATATCATCCCCACAGCAAAAGTCAAAGGTTTGTAGTGATATATCTCGAAACCGACATCTTGAGAGTTGCAGACATAGTAGTGATATCTGTTATGTCATTTGAAAATTCAAGACCAGATAGATCTACAGGAACCAATCCCCAAAAATCAATTTTTCTAAATGCATTTTTCTTGTTGGTAAGTAAGATGAGTGATCCCTCATCCGAAGAACCCTTATCTGAGTGTTGATCTGTAATAAAAGAGTCATATCCTGTATTTTCAAGAATCCATTGCACTACTGCATAGTAATTAGAAAAGTCTTGGTTGATGAGAAACTTAATAGAAATTGTCCCATAAGAGAATGATGCTTTTGGTATTTTAACTGTAGGCCCAATTACAAACTCTGCTGTTAATGGTTCTGCTCCACACTCAGGAAGAGTAAACTCCTGAATGAAATATGTCATGTTTGGAATTTTGCGAAAAGAAAATAGAAAATTAGTGGGTGCTAATAGATTGGTGTTTAGATTACTATCAATTGCACCAATGATTGTACGATCTGCAATCCCATAATCTTTTTCGGTATAGGTTTTGTCGGATTCGATACTCATGCGTTGATTAATTTCTCATAGGTATAATATGTGAATGCCATAGTAACGCTAGCCACCATAGGAGTATTATCTACATCTGTTGTCTTGTACGCTAACTCGCTAACATTTATCGGAAACAATCCGCGAAAAGTAATTCTGAATGTCGGAGTCTTACGATTACTCAATACCAATAAGTAACCTTCTTCTGACATCCAATTTCGCCATGTAACACTATTAAAGTCATTGAGTCCTGCACACTCTTTTGACCATTTTACTAATGAATTGTAATTCGATAAATCTTCGTTTACCAAGAACTTAAATACCGCATCACCATGTGTTACCGATTCACTTGTTGATTTTAGTACGGATCTACCGCCAGCAAATCCAGTGGGAATATTTATTGTGGGGTTTGTCCAACCTGGTAAAGAAATACCTGTGCAGAAATATGCTAAGGTTGGAACTCGCTTCAAACTAAATTTGAAGTTTGATGGATTAGAAAGATTTGTATCCGTAGGCATCTTATTATAGATACCGTTTTGATAATCTGCGGGTATTTCGTACATCACGCCTCCAATCTATATTTAGATATAAAAGAATAAGAGCGGCATTTCTGCCGCTCCTATTCCAAATGTGGGGTAACTTAATGCGTACTGTGAATCAGAAGAGGTTATTGACCTTAACGATACGATAGTACTGGTTGCTACGCGATGCATTGGAATCATCAACATCTGCGATTGGTGTGTTACTTGTTCCAAGAACGAACGGATTGTTGACCATGCCGTAGCGGGTCTTGAATCCAATCTTTGGCTGGAAGGTGTTTTCACCAACAGCGCGTACCATCTGTAGCGGAACATATGGGCAGTAGAACAGACCTGCATCATACGGACTCGAACCCTTATAACCGACACAGAAGAAGTCGGAAGCAAGAGTGGTTGAGTAGTAAGGATCAATGTAGACGCGAAGGCGACCATTGAGAACACCTGCGAAGGTGTTGCCCGTGTCATCAACCTGAAGGTTGGTAGACAAGGCTGGAGCATAGTCGAGAACACCCGACATGGCTAGAGCCGAAGCAACATCGCTAGAGCAGAGGACAAAATTGCCCTTGCCACGGCGAGTTTCCTTAGCAATCTGATTGCACTCACGCTCAATCTGGAACAGCAGACCCTTGAACTTCTCAACCGACCAACGACCGTTTGAGTCAACATTGAGGTCGAAGACACCACGGGTCTGAGTTGTACCAGACTTGGCTCCCAACTTGGCGTTGCGATAAACAGTACGAACGACTTCGCGGTTGATTTCAGCAAGGATTTCGCTAGACAGAATATTGGCGAGTTCGGTCTCTGCATCGAGTCCGTGAATTGCCTTTAGATCCTGTGCGAGTTCCATTGTGTATTCAGCCTTGAGCGCACGGGTCTTTGCAGTAACCGTGGTCTTTTCGATGCTGAATGCCATCTGAGCAAAGTTGTTAGTAGAAGCATCACCAAGTCCTTCACCACCTAAGGTATTTAAACCGCGAGTGATACTTGCCTGTGCATCAGTAAGACCAGTTGCAAGGGTGCCGTCTCCTGCACCAAAGAATGGATCAACACCACCTGGAGTGGCTTCACCACCGGTGTAACCGATACCTGTGTATCCACCGCCAGCAATAATGTTCTGACCACCAGATCCACCGAACCGAGTGTCGGCTTCGCTGAACAAGGCTTCTTGCCCATTTTGTGCATTATAACGAGCGCGGAGAGCAAAGATAAGACCAGTTGGTCCGCTCATTGGCTGAACGCCGCAGATGTCATAAGCAATGAGATTCGGCATCGCTCTACGAACGAGAGAGATGAGAATCGGATCCCACTTAGCAACACCACCGGTGTCATTCATTGCACCAGCACTATTAGTAGGAGCAGCCTCGCGGAGGTATTGCTCTTGGTTCTCTAAGAGTTGAGTGGTAACTGTCTTGCGCCAGTTGTCCTTGATTTCGGGAAGTTCCGCGTGTTCGACGATTGCCTTCCACTTCTTTTGTAGCGATTCTGAGATGGTTAGATCCATTTTTGTCTCCTATGACAAATTAGTTGATTGAATATACTTAAAAGGTAACTCATTATTTAGAAATCGCATTGTTTTGCTTACTTGCGTGTGCGGTTTAAACGAGAAAGAGCATTAGCATAGACACTCATTGATTCGCTGATGTTTTCCACAGAAGGAACATCAGAACCATCAATTGAATCTCCGATTTCTTCCGAAAGATTTCCTTCAGTTGCATCCGAATCAGTATCCTCAGAAGGGTTGGTTCCGAAATACGATTCACGAATGATGTCCAACTTGCTACGGAAGTCACTCTCGTCTTCAAAGGAAACTCCTTCTGCTAACTTCTTCAGTCTTTCTTTCTGAGTTTCTGCTAAACCATCGCATTGCTCGTCTAGAATATCAGAACGGCGAAGTTCGGCAACCTTCTTGCTGATTTCGACATTCTTAATGATCTGCTCATTGAGTTCGTTGGTGAGACCTTCAACCTTCTCTGCCATTTCATCAACAAGATCAATCTTAGCGGTTGGGACTTCGATGTTGTGTTCAAGGAAGAGTGAACGAAGACCTTCGATGAATTGTTCTGTTACCTCGGTACGAATGCCCTTCTCTACAGCGAGACGGTTTTCAGTCATCCATTCTTCGATAACATACGAGAGATACGAGTCCAATTGCTCGGTCAATTCATTCTTGATTTGCTCTTGTGCAGCAAGGATACGAGTATCAAACTCAGTTTCGAGTTCTTCGGCAATGGTTTCGATACGCTCATTTACAGCGGTTTCGAAAATGGTCGAAGCCTTGGTCTTGAAATTCTCGCTTAGATCTTCACCATTGAACATTGCGTCCATGTGAACAGCGAGGTCTTCCTTCGCCATGCGCTTCTTATCAACAGATGCTCTCTGCTTGGTTGCAGAGTCACCATCACCTAATTGATCAACATCAAGTGGCTCAGGGATGATTGCTCCTTTACCTGTACCGTCTTGATACAGACCCTTATACTTGGCTGTTTCCTTTGGTAAAGTAACCTTACTAGCGGATGGATCCTGCATCTGCTTTTTAGCATTTACATTTGCCATTCGAACTGCGGCTGTATCGCTAGCCTCGACAACGGCATCGTCATCATTGGTTTGCTCGTCATTATCGAGGATTTCCTCTTCAAGGATTTCTTCTACTTCGTTGTTGTTATATGAGTCCATGAACTCTCTCCTATTTTAGTGAGGTTGCTTGTTATTTATGCTTTTCTCAAAGTCCGCGTAGGAACTTGTTAAAAACATTCATCTTGGTTTCTTCAAGGTTTCTTGAAGAAGATTTACGGATGTCCTTTTTGATCTGCTCAATATCGGCTTGGATTAAGCGACCACTTTCCCAAATCCACTCCTTGCCTTCCATGATTCCACGGACAAAGGCTTCGGGAGCAGAGGGGTCGGCTACGATATCGGCGGCAGTAGCAAGTTGGAAGTCATCTTTAACGACATTTACGCCATTACGCTCCTCCAACGAACCCATACCACGGCTCGAAACTCCTAATTTAGCCCCCTCATCGATTAGATTTTTAACAATCTTACCATAGGGGGTATCCATAATCTTAGCGCG